TTCCAGTACGGCGGGTCGAGATAGACCAGGCGCACGTCGCCCCACTGCGGCGGCTTTAGGGGGCCGGTGGTGACGTCGTGGTGGCGGATCTCCTTGGCGCGTTCAATGATGGGCAACCGGTCGCTCACCAAATACCGGCGGAACCGCTTTTGGCAGAGGTCAATGGTGGACCCGCCTCCAGCGAAGGGGTCGATCACCACGTCAAATGGCGTGGTGTAGAGATAGAGCAGGTTGTCGAGCCATCGCGCCTCGGAGTTGCCAAAGTGCGCGCTGCCGACGGTGCGGGTCTGCTGTTTCCAGACGTTGTAGAGCGGGGGGTCGAAGTCCGTCGCGTGCTCGGCTGTAGCTTTATGGTTTTTGGCAAGGTTGCCGATTTCCATAAAAGTCGCAACCAAGCGGCTCAGATCACCTTGATCAATACCCGTTGCTGATGCAATTTCCTGCTGGGTCGAGCACGCCAACCAGAGGTCAAAGATTTTCTGGTCCCTGGCTTCCTTAGCATCCTTATCCACTCGGCTCAACCACTCGCGGACTGTGCGGTCGCTGACGCTCAGAATGGTCGCCAGCGCCTTCTTCTTGGCGTCTCGTTCGCGTTCTGGGGTTGCGCCGTAGATGCGCCTGGCCATGTCGCGCTTGTCGTCCTGGGACAGTTGCATGCCGTGCGCCGCATTGCGCGTAATGGCGAGTTCGAGAAATTCCGCCTCGCCGCTGGTTGTCGTGACGACCACAGGGATCGTCGCGGCTTTAGTTTTCCGGTGCGCCGTCCAGCGGTGCCAGCCGTCGATCAGTTCGTCATGTTGATTGATCTCGATCGGCGGGAGAACAGCCAGATCCTCGGCATATTTCTGCACCGTCGTGGCGCTCGTCTCCATCCGAGGATAGAGATCGGCACGAAAGACAATGCTCTCAACGGCGCGTGTGTCCGTCACCGTGTCCCCTTTGTCGGTTTCGATCGCAGCGCTTCGAGTTTGCGTCGGTGCGCGGCGAGTTCGTCGCGGCGTTCGGCGGTGTCGGCGGCGCGCGCCTCGTCGTGGCCGGTGGCCGTGTAGCGATAGCCGGTGCTGCGCCACGCCGGATCAGGCGTGTCGTCCACGCCGAGCCAGTGCATGATCTTGGTGAGGAGTGACATTAGGCCACCTCGCGCCGGCTGTACTGTTCGCGCCATTTCTCGACGACTTCCGCCAGGCTGTTGCCGCGCCAGGAGCGGCCGTGGGTCGCTTCGTCGAACACCACCAGCCAGTCGTCGTCCTTGAAGCGGCGTAAGGCGCCGAACTGCGGGTGCGCCAGCATGCGCGCCAGGTCGTCGGCGTCAGGCAGGACGGGCTTGGCGCACGTCTCGCACAGGTTGATCTGGTGCAGGTCGTAGAAGTAGCAGGCGGCTTTGAGGTAGCCGTCGGCCTGCTCGGCCGGCACCCATTCGCCGTCGCAGTCGTAGGTCGTGCCGCAGCGGCGGCAGCGGTGCGTGTGGGACTGGTTCGTCATGGGGTGGCCTCCACGGCCATATAAGCGCGAATTACTTCCGCCGCGACGTGCGGCATGATCGCGTTGCCGTAGCCGCAGACTTCTCCCACACTGGCGGAAACCCCATCAAGTACGACAGGAGGGCGGGGTTGATCGGCCCATAGAGTTCCCGGTGCGTCAGGAAGTGCTTCATGGTCCGTCTCGCGCCCGAGCCGCCGAACCGGCACACCGAGATCCCCCCCGTGGGCTTCACGGCGGTCGGTGTGGGGCCGGGAATGGTCTGCCACAAAATAGAGCCGCTGTCGGAGGTGGGGCGCCCCCACGCTGTGTGCGCCCAGCACCACCGCCCCCACGGCGTACCCTGCCGCTTCCAGGTCTGTCGAAAGAGCGTCGAGCCAGCCGTACCGCATTGCTGCCGCAACCTGTTCGCCAAAGACGACGTGAGGGCGACACTCGCGAATGAGCCCGAACCATACCGGCCAGAGGTGACGCACGTCGTCCGCGCCCTGCTGCTCGCCGGCGTCACTAAAGGGCTGACAAGGGGCACTGCCGGTCCACACGGGTTGATCGCCAGGCCATCCCGCGAGGCGCAAGGCGTAGTCCCACCCGCCAATACCGGCGAAGAAGTGGCAGCGGACGTATCCCAGAAGGTCAACTGCTCGGACATCCTCGATCGACCTTTCGTCCACGTCTCCCGCCATGATCGCGTCGGCGTCGATCAGTGCGCGCAGCCACGCGGCGGCGTGCGGATCAAACTCGTTGTAGTAAGCGCGATCAGAACGGCGGCTCATTTGCCATACCCCAGTCCGGCGTCTCGTCATCCATGGGCGGCGGGGCCGGCGGTTTGTAGCCTTTGCGAATGCGGGCGGCCCAGCCGCGCGCCTTGGCGGCAGCAGCCCGATCGAATTTCGACTTGGGGTACCCCTTCTCGGTGACGGCCTTTTCCCGATCGTTCTTCGTGGCGAAGTAGTCGTAGCGGTCGGCCAGCAGGTCGAGGAATTCGGCTGGGTGCTCGCTCATTTTGGCGCCGGGGACGAAGGGGCCATTCCAGTCACGGGGCGCACTTTTCACGACCGGGTCGCCATACGTCGGGTGATCGAGTTCGTGGTCGCTGGCGATCGTTTTCTCGTGCGCCGACCAGGCGACGGTGGGTTTGACGCCGGGCGGCAGGATATTGGGTTTCACCTTCGACAGCGAGACGAGTTCGACCAGCGCGTCTCGAATTTCGGTGAGCAGGACTTCAGCGTTAGACGCCACAAATACCCTCACATTCGTTCTGAAATAGGTCTGGCTGTTCGCGCTTCTTCTGGGCGGCCTGTTCGACGGCGTCTGCGAGCGGGATGCGCGCGTCGTGCATAAACTCGGTGGCCTGCATCCCCGGCGCGTCCCCGAGGCGAAGGGCCGCATCCATGGCCACCGCGTCCGCAAACTCCTGGGGCGCGTCCTGCCGCATCGCCAGCCACATGCGATCGCTGTGAAACGGGCACCCGATACAGGAGGACTTCGGCGGTTCTGGGTAGCCGTGGTCGCGCATCCAGGTGAGGCAGCCGGTGCGCGAGATATTCTGTTCAATGAGCGGCCAGCGGTTGGTCATCCATTGCTGGCGCGCGGGTTTCATGCGCGCCGCTTCGTCCACCGAGATCCCGATCCACACTTCTGCGGCCCCTTTCGGCAGACGGCCGCGTCGTGTGGTGCCGAGGAGCCGCCGCGTCTCGTGCATGATCGGGTCGAGCTTGTATTCACTACTACATTGCCGCCGGCCGATCCCGGTCGTGCCGTCGGGTCCGAGGTTGTACCAGGGGACGGCCGCATAGCGGCCCCCGTCGGTGCGTCGGCGCGCGAGAATGCCGTCTTTGATATTCCCCGCCGTGACGACCTGGATCGGGAACGGCAGCACGCCGGACTGCAGCCACGCGAGGTGCGCGTAGACGGCTGTCGGTTCCCAGCCGGTATCGGCAAAGATCGCCGCGTCCGGCATGGGGCCGATCTCCCCCGCCGCCGCCATGAGCGCGAGCGTGGTGCTCTGCACCCCGGCGCCGAGCGAGAGGACGCGCAGTCGCGGACTCATTGGTTCTCTCGAATTTCTTCCGGCAGGTAGATACCGGCCAGGACGTCAGGCGCGACGAGGCGGGCCAGTTTCGAGGAGGCGCGAGCGGAACACATGTCGGCCGGGAACTTCACCCAGCCGCTGCCGGGCTTGATGACGCCGGCCATCTTGGCGTCCTCCATCGTGAACGTCAGCGACAGGGGCGGGTCGTCGCCGCGCTGTGCTTCCCAGGTGCTCTGTTCGTTCGTGCGTTCGACGCAGCGGAAATACTTCACCGCCCCGGACTTCAGCACGAGGGAGCGCATGAGATCCGCACTCATCGTCGGCTTGCCTTCTACGATATGAAGCGCTCTCAAACTCGCCATGGCCGTTAGGCCGAGTTCCCGTCCGGCCATGAGCGTCATGAGCACCGCCTGCGGCGTGCCGTAGGCGGAAAACTGCTTCGAGTCAAAGGCCAATTTCGCCAGCCGCATGGCCTCGTCCATGGACGTGGGTTCCAGCCGGCCTTTCCAGTCGGTGTCCTCGTGGCCGTTGCGCGGCAGGACGGTCAGGACGCCGCCTGTCGGGTTTTTGACACCTGGGGCTTGGGTCGGTGGCTTGTCAGGTTCTGCGCTCGCCACAGCGGCACCAGGCGGGTCTGGGACAGGCGCCGGGGGTGGCGGTGGCACGGTCGGCAAGGCCTCGTCGATATCGTCCAGTGGTTCGTCAACGGGTTCGTCCACCATAGGCGGCACGTCCTTCGGCGTGCGGGGTTCCAGAATTTCCTCGAACGGCACCGGGGCGTCGGTGCGGAGGGTGATCAGGCTGCGGACTTCGTGGAAGCGCGACTCGAAGGCCTTGAGGGCGAGCACCTGGGACGGCTTCAGCGGCAGGGTGTCCAAGTCCCGGTAGATCGTGTCGAGCGAGCCATACAGCCGCAGGAGCGCCGCCGCGCCTTTCTCGCCAATGCCGGCCACGCCTTTGACGTTGTCACTCTGGTCGCCGACGATCGTCAGGTAGTCGCGCATTTGCGCCGGGGTGACGCCGAACCGCGCCTCGACGGCGGCCTCGTCGATCAGGTCGCCGGTTTTCAGCGACTTGGCCCAGACGCTGCCGGCGCCGGGTTCGCCATTGACAATGAGCTGCAGCAGGTCTTTGTCGGCACTCACGATCAGGACGTCGTGGCCGTCTTCCGCCGCTTTGTTGCACGCGGACGCGATCACGTCGTCAGCCTCGAACCCTTTGGCGAACCAAATGGGAAAGCCGTCCCCACGCAGCCGGTCGAGCGCCAGGTCGATCTGGTGGTACAGGACGGCGCGTTCCTCGACTTTCCGGTTGGCTTTGTAGTCGGCGGAAATATCGCAGCGAAACGAACGGCCGGCGTCACAGCAGATCGCCGTGTGGCCGTCGCCGAGCGCACGGACGCGCGCCACGAGCTGGTCGGACACGGCGTTTTCGTTCGGGTCGTTCCCGGCCATGTGCCAGATGGGATAAGCCAAACTCGATAGGTCTATCAGCGTCAGTCGCATAAGTTCCTCGGTTTGTGCCGCCCGACTCGCCGGTCCCACGGTCGCCGCAAGCGAAGCAACCCGCGACGGCCGACGTCGAGCCGAGCGGACACGTCTAGTCCTCGTCGTCCCAGTCGCGGGGGTCCGCTTCCACGCGGGGATCGGCGCCGATCACAAACAGCAGCAGCATGACGACGGCGACCACCACGAGCGCGCCCATTTCCACCTTCAGCCTTCGGCGTGTTTGGCGGCCCAGCGGGCTTTGGATTGTGCCGAGATGGTCGCCCGGTGCCTGGCGTTGTCCTGGGCACAACGTTTGAGATAGGCCGTCCAGACATTCACCTGGACAACAAAGACATTGCCGACGCGCTGGACCTCGAAGCCTTTGCGTCGTAGCTGTCGCCGCAGGTTTCGTTGGCCGGTCGCTGTGGTGGGGTACCCAATGTTGGTGCAGGCCTGCGTGAGCGGCACGCACGTCTCGGCGGCCCGTGAGAGGAGACTCATCGCCCCACCCCTACAAACTCACGCGCCGGAATTCCGGTGAGGACTTCGAGCGCGACGGCCACCCGCAGCGAGGGGGTTTCCTTCCGAGACAGGATGCTGGACAAGTGGCCCGCTGTAATTCCCACGTGGGCCGCCAGCCGGTCCTGGGTCATGTCGTGTTCGGCCAGATAAAGCCGCACGCGCTGTTTGACGTGAGTGCGCCGTCTCTTTGACACGGCCAAATATTGGCCGCTATACCACAAGGTTGTCAATGTCAAACTTTAGTGATAGGGGAAATGCGGGTGACACCAAAGATTCTTATGTGATATGAGATGAAGTGAATGACCGCACAGGACGTGTTGCAGCTTAGGTTTTTGGAACTTCGAGCGCGCCGTGGGGCGTCCGCTGCGCTCGCGCGTGAGGCCGGGGTGGACCCGTCAACGGTCAGCGCCTGGGTGAGTGGGGACGCCACACCCCATCTCGATAAATTGGACGCCATCGCAGTGGTGCTCGGTCTCTCGGTCGCAGAACTGTTTCTGCTCCCAGATCAGGTGCTGCCTCTAGAGAAAGGCCGGCGACATGGCTCAGCTCTCGCTCGTAGCTCGCTCTTCAAAGCGCTCCATCAAGCGTTTATCGATGTCGCTCTCCTCGCCACTGAACACCTTGAGCCGGCGGCGCGCGCTGAAGTGTTCAATAGTTTCAATACAGCAATTGAACGAGATTCGCGCAGTCAGTCCAAGCGACGCAAAATTCATCGATCTCCAGATTCAAAGTTTGCACACCCGCAAAGTACGAAAACGGCCTAAGACGACCCAAGCCGCCGCCCTGGCGGCCCTGATGCGGTGGTCCCTCAAGACTGCCAAGAAGACTGGATAACCCTTTTCCCTTCGACAACAGACAGTAGCGGAAAGCAACTGCCAGGAGTGTGTACACCAATGAAGATTGCTAAAGGCATTCGCCGTCAAGGGACGGGGTATCAAATTTATGCCCGCGTCAAAGGCGAGTTCGTCTCCAAGAATTTCTCCGGCGACACCTCGATCCAGGTGCTCCGCGAGGAGTTAAAGACCCTCCGCGCGAATGCGCAAGTCGGCATTGTCTCGGAAGTTGAGAAGGCGTTGACGTTTGGCGGGAAAGTGAAAGCGTATGAGAAAGCCAAAGCCGGGATGCCGACGCTGATCGACCGGATGCATCGGATTGAATGGTGGCGAGATCGGCTTGGGCGGCAGCGGACCCTCGACAGCGTGACGAGTGTAGAAGTCCGTCAGCACTTGGAAGCTCTCCGCAAGTCCGGCAAGAAACCCGGCACCCTGAATGTCTATCGCACGGCATTGATGGATTTCTACACGGTGTTTAACGGCCGTGAGGGCCTGAACCCCGCACGAGGCGTGCCGAAGTATCACGAGGAAGAACTCCCGCTTGATTTACCCGAACCGGAGGTGGTGCGGGCCGCCTTTGGTGCGCTGCGGCAGTTGAAGAAGGGGCCGAGCAAGAGCCAGGCGCGTCTCCACGTGTTGTTCACCACCGGCTGGCCGAGTGCGGTGCTCAAGCGCCTGCGGCCCCAGGATATTCACTGGCGCACCTCCACGGTGACCACGCCGGGACGGAAGAAAGGCGGCGGCACGAGGCCGCGCACGGTCCCGGTGAGTCCGGCGGCCGTGACCGCCTTGGAGATGTTTCGGGACGTGAACGCCTGGGGCGCGTTTAGCGGCTCCGCGCTCCACAGCCTCCTGCACCGCGCCTGCGACAAGGCTGGCGTGCGTCGGTTTCGCGTGTACGATTTGCGCCACCGGTTCATCACGACCGTCGTTGAGAACTCGGCCGATGAACGGGGGGCGGCCGAACTGGCCCTCCACACCTCGCCGCAGCAGACATGGCGGTACAGTCGGGCGGCGGCCAGCACACGGGCCAAGTCGGCGCTGGATGCGGCGTTTCCGCCGGCTGTCACGCCTCCCGCACCGACGCCCACTATGCGCCTCGTTAAGACGCCGATCAAGAAGGGGGCCTGAGATGTCGCGTCCCCGTCCCTATCTCCCCGCGTCGGTGTTGCGCGCCATTCGTGAGGCGGTCGAGGAAGAGGCATTGTGCCGCGACTTCAGCCAGTCCTACATCATCGCGCTGTGTGTCGCGCAGGTCTTTGGGATTGATATCCAAGCGGCTATTGACGCGCGGGAGCCAGTGGCCTACGTCCCACGTCTGCGGCTCCCGACGCTGCCGCAGAAGCGCCCCTCCAAGACCCGTCACTGAGGGAAAAGTTGCGAAACGGCCTCTTTCGCAACTTTTCAGGGTATTTAGGGTTATTAGGGTTCGTTTAGGCAAAGGCGGCGCAACTGGGTGATTTGATACATTTCGCTGAATTGCCGAGGGTTTTGCACGATTTGCTGAGGTTTTAAGTGGTGGGCGCTGCAGGACTCGAACCTGCGACCCTCGCCGTGTGAAGGCGAATTTTCACTCAGATTGCTCAATGTTTTGAGGCGTGGCAACTTTCTCTGGCCTTGTGGCAACTTTTCCCAGCGCGGTGATCGCCCGTCCCTGTTCCATGACTATTTCCTGCAGCCTCAGCACTGCCGCGAACAGGTCAATAAGTGGGTCACGTGAGGCGCTGAGTGGGACACGTGAGGCGCTAGCAGGATTGTCTTGTCGCAAGATGGCGTCGGCGGTGGTCCCGAGCACTGGCGCGAGCGCCTCGATCACGTCTAGGGAGAGACTCCGTCGGCCACGGAGGATCAGGCTCAAGTACGGTGGAGACAGGCCTGCGGCCCGCGCGATAGTGCCTTGAGTTTGGTCGGCGTTTTTGGCGGCGGCCATCAACGCGCGCAAATTATTGAGCAACCGAACTTGAGACGGCGTGACGGCCGCAGGTTTCCCTTTTGCCATAGGTAAATAGCCCCCGGCACACTAGTACAGGGTTCCACGCCCACGTCAATTTGTTTTCTGGTTGTAGCGCCGTCGTAACGTTTGACGGCGCGTCACCCCTCCGGCACCGTCACGAACTCCACCGTCAAGGCGCTTAATGGCCTATTTGGTTTCCCGTCCGCGCGCAGGGGTCTGACGGTGCTCTGGCGCTTCCAGAATTCCCACGCCTCGGCGGCATGCGCGAACCGTTTCGCGTGCGGGAGGCTCCCCACCGTCACCGCGCCGATCCCCTCATACGCGTCCACGTCGCAGGCCACGACGTAGGTCGCCGGGGCTGTCTCGTCTTCCTCAAGAACGTGCAGGACGATCGCCATAGCGCGACATCCTAGCCGTACACGCGACGTACTGCTACCCTCCCGACCATGAGTGACGAACAGATCGCCGCGCTGCTGGCCGCCATGACGGACATCCACGCGCGTCAACTAGTGCTGCTCACGCAGATCGCCGTGTCCCTGGAACGGATCGACGCCGTGATCGGGCCGATGTTCCGGTCACTGAGACGCTGCACGCAGTGTGGCGCGGCGTTTCTGCACAAGAACGCGCAGGCCCAGTACTGCAGCCGACGTTGTAACGTGCGCGCGTGTCGTGCGCGAAAACAGAAACGGCCCGCCTGAGTGTCCCCAGGACGGGCCGTCCGTGCCTCTCCGCGCCGCTGTGGCGCTACGTCTGGTCGTCCCCCGGCTCTACCGCCGGTTCGCCGTCTACGGCCTCCACCGCCGTCTCCGGTGCCACCGGCAGCGCCTTGGTTTTCCGTAGGAACAGCTCCCACATCGCCGGGTGGCAGCGCCGTTCGCCGGCCTCCCACTTTTGCCAGCTATTCAGGCTGCAATGCACGAGGCGCGCGGCGGCCTGCTGTGTCAACCCGCGCGCGATCCGCGCTTCCTTCACTTCGTGCGGCCGGGGGGTGCGGCCGGGGGTGTTCGGGTTCTTCCCTCGGTTCGGGTGGTTCGTCATTGGCTGACTCCCTCTGGGCTACGCATACCAAAACCCTCCGACGCGCTGCTTCGCTCGTTCCCACGCCTTCTGCACCTCGGGATGCACGAGCGCCAAGAGCACCGCCTCGGCGTCCACATGGGCGGTTTCGTTGTCGCCGGGTGGGATGGCGTCTAATGCCGCAATAGCCACCAGCTCCAGTCCCGTGATGGGCGGCGCGTCCTTCGGGTGGTTCGTCACGGCTGTCCCTTCTGGCAGGCCGTGTCCGTCGCCGGCCCGCCGATCTCGGTTTCGTCCGGGTCCGGCCACGAGACGATCTGCGCTTCCGCTTTGCAGTCCATACACTTGGCCGAACCTGTCACCCGGCCGGACACCGACCGGCCCGGTGTCCACATGCCCCCCCACGTCCAGGCGCCCAGGTCGTGGCCGCGCGTGCGTGCTTCCAGTTGCGCCAGGCGCGCGAGTTCCTGATACTTTTTGCGCCTCATGCCGACACCGCCTGTCGCACCACGGTGCTGTAGTCCGCGAACGTGATCACGATGGCCGGGTGCTGTCTTCGCAGCCCGAGCACCACGCGATCGAGACTGGCGGCCAACGTGTAGGGAAGCGGGAGGATCGTGCCGCCGAACAACTCAGCGGTTTCCGGCCCAGAGGGATCGTCTCTCATGTCGATCATCCATGAGCCCGGCCCCCGGAAGATCGTGACGCGAGAGAGGGGGGCCATTACTGGCCCCCTTTCATCCGCTCGTCATGGTGTGCGCTGGCCTGCGCCAGCCGGGCCACGATACCCAAAAAACACGCGGCCCCAATGACCCCGACGCCCGAGGTCGCATTCGAGAGCAACGATCCCCCCAGAAACAGGGCCCCCACGCCGGCCACCACGCACGCCACCCCAAACAGGCGCTTGATATTCGTCGCCATTATGCCGCCTCGCTTTCGTCGATCGCCTCGAACCGCGTATCCCTCGGCTGGTCGGCCAGCCATTCACGCGTCAAGGTGCGGAGGCGCTTCCCCTCGGCCTTCAATGCCGGCGAGGCCTTCCCTTTGCGCGCGTCCAACGCCGTCAAGACGGCCTGCCAGCCGTCGAGAATGACGGCCGGGGTCTCGACACCCGGCCGCAGCGCGAACATCGCATCGCCGCGCAAACTGTTCGCTTTGTAATAGGCCGTCATCTCCGCGTGGGTCATGCTGGCCGTCGGGTTGTGCTCTCGTGCCCATTCGGGCGTATACGTGCTCATTGCGTCTATCCTTTGATGCCCGGAACCCCAGGCGAGGGAAGGTCGATAGCCCTTCGGACGGCCCCAGGCGGGCCGACCGAAACGCTAGACCGTCAGTCACGTTCCGCTGCAATGAACCGCTCGAAGTCGTCCCCGAACACGCGCCGTACGGCCTTGTTCGTCCGCTGGCAGGCGCGATACAGCCGCTCAGCCTTGCGCGAGTCGGTGTCGTATCCGAAGTTTCCGCAGAAGTCCTCGAAGGACTCCTCGCCGGCTTGCGCGTCCGACAGAATGCTATCGAGGGTTTCCGCTGGCCGATCCTGTGGCGTATGCGCGATCGCGCTCCCGTGCCAGTAGTCGAACGACATCGCACGGCGCTGATACCGGATCGTCACGCGATACCCATGCGAGACTGGCGCCTTCCGTGCTCGTCACGGTGACCCCGGCGATCAAGTCTTGGAGCTGTTCAGCGGCCATCACTTCGCCCCCTTTACCCGGAACTGGGCGACCATGTTGCCGTTGAGATCGCGCGCCGTCCCGTGGCGATATCCGTTCTCTAACTTGTCGGCAATGACGCGCAAGATGCGCGCGATCTCGTGTTCAAGGTTGTCCCCCTCGAATGCCGCGTTCTCCGTCTTCAGTGTCAAGGTGAATGCCATGTCTCTGTCCTTCGGTTATGCCGCTGAACCCCAGCGGCGAGGGAGATCCGCTCGTCGCGTTCTGGCCTGAGTGACTCAGGCCGCAACGCGCGAACGGTTACCCAATTTCCTGAAAGAGCGAACCATTCGCTTCGTGCCACGCCTCAACGGCGTCAATTTCCGCCTCCACCGCTGCCAGGAACCGCTCCAGTTCCGACCAGCGGTTCCGCCGTGAATACGTCCGCACATACGCGGGCAATGCCTTCCGCCAGTCCGAGATGTGTTCGGCATGGGTCATGCCGTCCGATCCGTTCTCGGCCGCCTCATCGCACCGGTCGTATCGGTCGCGATCGTCGCTGCCCGGCCGCGCGTATCCGCCGTCGTTGGTGTGTTCAGCAGTCCAATTCGCGACAAATTCCGAGCGCACGAACGTATCCAAAAACCGTTTCGCGCGTGCTTGACTCGCAGGTGTCGTCATGTTGTCTCTCTCTTTCGGTATGCCCAACCCGTTAGGCGTTTCACTGTGGCTGGCGTTCGGACCAGCCTCGGGGGTTACAGGCCTTCCGGCCTGCCGTCGCCCTTTCACGCGTCCTACTGCTGACGTATCCAGCCGATCGCGTCGTCCAACCGACACGCGAGCGCCACGAACTCCGGGAGCTGCCGATACTGTCCCGGCACATGTGAACCACATTCAAACCGCCAACCGCCATACGTCCCCGCCTCTGCCGCTGTCCGGCGCCAAACGTTCGCCGCCGTCGTCCCCATGAAGTCCACGGCGTATTGCCACGGCCCAATAACGCCCAAGTCGATCGCGTTCACGCCGTCGTCCTTCATGGTCAACCGCGTCATAGCCTCGACCCGTGGCGTCTGATACCCGCACGCGGAACAGCCATCCCCAATGCAATTCCAGCACTGCAGCTTCGTCGTCGTCTTCGTCATCTCAAACCCCTTGCCCGTCATCAGGCGTTCACTGAATGCACCATGCATCCAATACAGACATCTTACAGACAGCGTCTATAGGATGTCAAGGGGTTTAGACGACGAGACGAAAAAAAACTTGACCCGTGCGACAATGCACGCGTGGAAGCGGCAAGCGAGACACGCGAAGATCGCGGTAAATACGGCACCAAGCGTCCGCCGTCCCGCAAACCCTACACGCGTATCTCTAGCCTCGAAGTCATCCATGTCCTCCGCCTCCAGCTCCAAGGCGTGTCCACGTCGGAAATCGCGCGTATCGTCAAACTTAGCCATCAACGCGTCGTCGATATCCTTCGACGCAGCGAACCCACGACGACCACGGCCCTTGGTGTCCTGAAAGCGAATGCTCACCTTGCCGCGGAACACTGGGTTCGCAGCTTCGACAAAGCGGCCAAGCGCGGCGAACACCGTCCGATGCGGGATGCACTCATCGCCGTTGGTGTCGTTGCACCCGACCCCCAGAACCAAGGGGTGACGGTCATTGTGGGTTCTGGCGACGTGGTAGCCATGCGCCAGACGCATAGCACGCAGAGTATCGACGTGAATACCCTCCCCGACAGCACACATAACCCCGCGTTACTACCTGCCATCCCTCACGAACCCATATAGAGCAAGGGTTTCCGAGGGTTCGACAGTGTAAGCATAACGACCATTATCAGACGGAGTCAGAGTAGGAAGAGAGTAGGCACTCTCTTCTACTCTGACGCGCAGCGCGCGTGCTCGTGCGCACGCCGGCCGCCGTCCCGGCGGACGGCCCCCGGCCAGGGCCCCACGGGCCCCGGCCTTGGCACGTCAGGGTGTGTGCCGGGTTTGGATATTCAGGTCAGGGTGTGCGCCAGCCGACGCTCTTAGGAGCGCCGTCTGGTCCGTGTGAGCGAAGGCATAGTTTCTCTATGCCTAAGTCACGGAGGGGGGTGCCTGCGGCGGACGCGTTAGCGGACGCGGCAGGGACGAGACGGGGGTGGGTGTTTTTTTTTGACACCTGAGAAGAACGGAACGGAACGAAGGTCAAGAGCGTCGGACGACGCGCTGGGCCGGCGCGGCGGGGGCTTTACCCGTGCCGCGCCACGCGCGGCACTTACCCCCCGCGCAGCCGTGCGCGCTGAAGTTTGCTGCTCCGCAGCAATGCCCGGGGGAGGGTCGTGCCGACGCTCAACCCTACCGGGTGTTCGCGTCGTCTAGGTGCCGGAAGATCTTGATCTTGTACTTCAGGAGGGTGGGTGGCTGTCGCTTGGCTTCAGGCTAGCCTATTTTGGCGAACCTGTCAAAGGGTTGACGGGTGGGCGTCGTTGGGGGCGAGAATGTCGAGGACGTCCATGAGCGCGTCCTGCGACCAGTAGAGGGGGGTGGCGTGGATCGTGGCCACGGCCTGCGCGATCTCGGTGCGCGCCTGGTCGCGCTCGGCGCGGAGCGCCGTGATCACCTGGTCGTCGCTGTACATCACGGCGTCGAGCTGCTCGCGCTGCTCGGCGGCGGCGAGGAGCAACACAGCCTGTTCATTCCACAAGGTTTCTTCGTAGTACCGCTTGCTCTCTCGACATCTGGCCGCTGCTAACTGCGCCTTCGCTGCCGCCTCCCGAAACGCCTGCGCGGGCACGTCCGTCATGGCGTCTTCTTCTTCGTGGTCGCCACGGTGGCTTTCCCGCCGGTCGTGCCGATCGCGTCCACGAACGTCTGCCGATCCGCGTCATGGCGCTGTTTGAGACGCGCGATCTCGGCTTCGAGGTCGGCGAGTTGATCGGCGTGTTTGGCGAGACGGCGTTCAAGCGCGTCGTTGTTCGTCACGTCGTCGCGCCTCCGCGCGTCGTTTGTCGTCCCGCATGAGCTTGAGAAAGATCAGCCACCAGATCAGCGCGGGGCCGTACATCACAAACAGCGCACTGCCGTCACGCATCTCGTCCACGTGAGGCAGACGATCCGCGATCGTGATCGTGAGCCACAGCGTCGTGGCGGTGAGCACCAGGAGGACGCCCATCATCCACGTCAGCACCGTGAGACGCCGTTCGAGCATCATTTCAGCCAAACAGCTTCAGCAGCGACACGAGGCCACCATAGATCGCCGTGATCGCCAAGAGCGTCCCGACGTGCCACTTCAAGAGATCCGCCTTCATGTCCAACAGATCCGCTTTCATCAAGGCGCGCACTTCGGCCAGATCGCCTTTCGTCGCGATCCGCAACCCGGCCAGATCCGCTTTCAGGTCGGCCACGTCCGCGCGCAGGTCGGCCACGTCCGTCTTCGTCGCTAGATCGTGGCGGGCATCGGCCCCGAGCACGGCCCGGGCCGCCGTTTTCGCGGCCCCGTCCTGCACCCCCGCTAACCGCAGGGCTTCATAGAGTTCCTCCACCATCACGGCCATGGCCGCATGATAGCGAACGTCTCGCGCGGCTGTCGCTGTCAAAGTCTTGACACTTGGGGGTAGACTGTGCGACGTGGGAGGCACGGGGTCCGGTCGTCACAAAAAGGGCTGGAAACCGCCCGTTCCCCCCGCGCCGCAGGTGCCGCCGCCGAACCTGCCGCCCGAACCGCACGTCGCGAACCCCTTGGTGTCGCACCCGCACGCCACTTGCTGCTGGTGCGGCCGGCACTTCACGCAAATTCCCTCGGGCCAGTGGGAATGTCCGACCCCCGCGTGCGCGGCGCAGCAATATGCGTGGGGGATCGCGATCACCGTCGGCGACACGAAGCGCCAGGTGTTCCTCCCGACGCCCCGCCAGGTCGAATTCTTCCGCGCACAACGGCAATTCGTCCGCACCCTCTACGGCGGCGCGGCCGGCGGCGCCAAAAGCCACGTTCTCCGCTGGGGCCTGTACCGCGTCTGCCTGAGTGTGCGGCGCCTCTCCACGATCATCATCCGCGCCAACTACAAAGATCTCGAAGAAACGCACCTCCTCCACCTCGAACGGGACGCGCCGCTCTTCGGCGCGAAATACAACCGCGGCGAACGCCGCATGTATTTCCCGCAAACCGGCAGCACCATCGTCGGCGGCCACATGGACGACAAAGTCGCGAAAGAAGGCTACCTCTCGCGCGAATACGACGTCATCGTCCCCGACGAACTCGTCACCTACGACGAAGGCGACATGATCGAACTGTTCAGTCGCGCGCGCACGTCGAACCCGGACGTCGTGGCGAAACTCGGCGGGCCGAAAGTCTGGGCCGCCAGTAACCCCGGCCCGCGTGGCGCGCTCTGGGTGCGCGACTTCTTCATCACGAAGCAACCGGACAAAGACAAGTACCCCAAATTCAAACCCGAGTGGCACACCTTTGTGCAAGCGAAGGTGGACGACAACCCCTACGTCGATCTCACCTACCGCGACAACCTGGATCAAATGCCGGAACCGCGCCGATCGCAGTTGCTGGAAGGCGACTGGAGCGTGTTTGAAGGATCGTTCTTTCAATTCAAGACGTTCCAGAATGGCCAGCCGTGGCACGTCGCTGAGAAGTACGTGCCGCCAGGTACCGAGTGGATCGCCGCCATGGACTGGGGGTTCAACCAACCGTACTGCGTGGGCTGGTTCGCGTGCCTGCCTGACGGCCACATCCACATGGCGCGTGAACTGAAAGGCACCCAAACCACACCGGACGTCGTCGCGGCGAAGATGATGGACACGACACGCCGACTCGTCGGGACGGGCCGCTTACGCTACTGCGCCGCCGATCCGTCCATGTGGAACAAAACCGGCCAGGATCACGGCAAGGCCATTGTCGAAACCTTCCGAAGCGCCGGCCTCCCCATGCGGAAGGCCGATAACCAGCGCGGCAAAAACGGCTGGGCGAACGTGCATGACCTGTTGCGCGCGGCCCCTGACGGCACGCCGTGGCTCACCTTTGATCCGAGCTGCCAATATCTCATTCGCACGCTGCCGATCCAGGAACAGTCCACGCACGACGCCGACGACGTGAACACCGACGGCGACGATCACGGGAGCGACATGCTCAGGTATATGAGCCTCAGTCGTCCCTCTCCGACGCGTCACACCCGAGACGATCGTCCCGTCAAGGGGTCCGTGGCCTACGACATTCAGCAACTGCGCGACCACGCGCTGAGATCCGCCCATGCCTGAACTCCTTGACGATCCCCTCGCGGCCGGTATGACAGATCAGGTCACACCCGAACTCGCGCCGCCTGATCCGCTCCACCTCCCGCTGCCGGAAGACGGCGTGGGGTCGCTGACGTTCTGGCGCGGGGAAATTGCCTCGGCGCGCGAAGAACTGAAGAAAGAACTCCCCCACTGGCGCGAAAACCTCAAACGCTACACGGGTGGGTATCAGCACGCGTACGGCTTCGAGTTGAAAGAGACGACGCAGGTCAATATCGACTACGAGAAGACCGAACAGAAGAAGGCGCAGCTCTTCTATAAGGTGCCGGAAGTCGTCCTCTCGGCCAAAAACCCCGAAAGCGCCGCCGCCGTCCCCATCTTCAACGCCGTGCTCAACCAGAAACTCGGCCCCGACGACACCGACGCGCTGTCCGCCGTGGACGAATGCCTGAGTGACGTGATCTGTCCCGCCGGGGTGGCCTGGGTGAAGGTCGGCTACACGGCGTCCGTCACGCCGCCGGCCATGCTGGGAGAAGCGCCGACGGTCAGCCACAGTTGCTACTATATTGAGCGCGGGAGCCCGGCCAAGCTGCTGGTCCCGAGCGGCTTCATCCGCTCCAACTATCAGCAGGCCGACTGGCTGGGCTTTCGCTCGTTCGTCGGCGACGAAGAACTGGCCAGTCTCAGCGACGTCCACCCCCCAGCGACGGATCAGGGTTCCCGGTACGACGAAGATCTGCTCTGCGACACGTCCAAAACCCACGTCGGCCGGCCCGGCAAGGCCGTCACGGAAATTTGGTACTGGGCCTATCGCTGCGATCCGTCCGTCACCGATCGCCGCCTCGTCCGGCACCTGATCCTGGTCGAAGACGAAGACACCCCGCGCGTGCACGAGAATTCCCCGTATCAGCGCGTCGATCCGCAGTCCGGCGCGCTCATTGGCGTCGAGGGCTTCCCGATCAAGGTACTCACGCTCCGGTACACCCCCGACAGCCATTTCCCGAAGTCCGACTGCCAAATGTCCCGGCCAGCCGTGGACGAACTCAGCCAGACGCGCACGATCCAAATGCAGCAGAAACGGCGTGCGCTCCCCATGCGCGGCGTGGACAGGAACCGCATTGATCCGGCGACGATCGCGAAGTTGGAACAGGGCGAAGTCCAGTCGATCATCCTCACCGACGGCCCCCCGCACGAACTCATTGAAATGATCGCGCTCCCGACGCTGCCGCGCGATACGTCCGTCGCGTCCGACATTTCCATGCGCGATATCGATCGCGCCTGGGCGCTCGGCCAGAACCAGTCCGGCATTACCGAGCAAGGCAGCAAGACGGCGACGGAGTTGAACTACATGAACCAGGCGACGGATATTCGCCTCGACAAGGAACGCGACAAGGTGCTCCGCTGGTTCGTCAGTATCGTGTCCGCGCTCGGCGGCCTCATTCAACTCTTCGAGGACGATCTGGGCTACGTCGAAATTGCCGGCCAAAACGGCGCGAAACAACTGCAGGCGTGGAATAAGCTGTCCGTCCCCGGCAAATTCGTCTACGGCGTCAAACCCGACAGCGCCAAACGCCTCGATCAGCAGGCTGAACGGAAAATGGCGCTCGACCGCTACCAGCTCACGGCCAACGATCCGTACAACGATCGCAAAGAGGGGTTGAAGGACGTCTACGCCGCCTTCGGGGAAGATCCCACGCGGCACCTGCAAGATCCGCCGCCGCCGCCGCAGGAAAAGCCGCGCATTTCGCTGAGTTTCAAGGCCGAGGATCTGACGAACCCCATGGTGGTGTCGCTGCTCCAACAGAGCGGGTTCCAGATCGACCCGAATGCGCTGAAACAGACATTGGCGCTCGAACTCGGCCACCCGGAGTTGCTGTTAAACGCCGCGCAGACGCCGACCCAGCCGTTGGCGCCGCCGATCCCCGGCCAACAGCCGCCAGACACGCACCACCCCGGCAGCGCACAGTTACAGCCGCCGCTCAACCAGCACGCACTTTCCCATTCCATAGGAGGAGGACGCTAATGGCGAAAAAGTCTTACGACGACGTCACGGAACCTGAAGTGGCTGCCGCGCCGCCACCCCCACACATCCTCACGCTCATGGACGGTACGCGGCCGGTCTGGGTGCGGAAGTCGGCCGTCGAGGCCTTCACGACGATCGGCGACCCGGTCGTCCAGTTCCGCGTGCTGCTGCAGAGCGGCACCGCGTTCTTCGTGAACCCCACCGACGAGGCGAAAGACGCGCTGCTCGACGCGCTGGTGGAGTGAGTCATGTGGCGACTCTGGACGCGCGGGTGGGGGCCCCGATCGTGGTGGTACTGGTTCCGCATGGAAGGGTTCCCGCTGTGGTTCGCCCGGCACCTGCCGAAGCGGCTGGCGCTCTGGACGTTCATTGTCGTCTACGCGCATGGCTGCCCCGACGCGCCAGGCCACGAGTACAAGCAAGTCTATGACGCGTGGAAACGCGATACGCCATGAGTGACGATACGCCTGTGCCGGCCGCGCCGGCCGTGCATTTTGATCGGATCTGGGACGCGGACAAGCTCGTCAACGGCGAGTTGACGAATTTGGACGTCGTCCCGATCCCGGCGTCCGACATGACGAAGCGCGAGTACTTCGCGGAACTCAACAAACGCGGGTTAAGGATGAAAGATCAGGCCGAAAGCACCACCGGCCCAGAAGTGGACTTCGAGGCACTCGCCGCGACAGAAGCCGCCGCTGTCGCCGCGCGTCAACAGATCGTCGCGCCCGATCCGTTCACCAAACGCGAGGCGGAAGTCGTCCACGCCTATACAGCGTTCTTGGCGCGGTTTCACCTCATCGAAACCCTGGACTGCGATCGGTGCCTGCGCGCCGATCGGCACCCCGGCTGTAAAACGATCGTGACGCCGCGCCTCGTGCGCGTGACGTGCCGCTGCGGCGATCGGGAATATCAGGCGCCGGCCGGGACGACAGACTTGCCGGTGCAATTCGGCAAGTTGAACGTCAACGACAACACGACGAGCATTGTCGTGGACGACACCGGCCAGCCCCGCCGGCTGCAGACGGTGCTGCTCACGCGCGAACATGTGGACGTCGTCCTGGCGTACGCGCGCCTGCTCACCGACAACCGCCTCGCGCATACGCTGTATTGCGCGGACTGTTTCGGCGGCCGGTTCACGGATCTGACGGCCGTGCGCGAGAGCGTGGCGCCCGATCAGATCGTACTCTTATGCCAGTGCCGACTGCGGTTCTATCAAGGGTGAACTACGTCTGCCGGCGCGTCTGGAGAAACGCGTCGAGATCCGCAATGAGATAGAGGATCGCGCGGCCCGCACGCACATAGACAGGGCCTTTCCCGCGCCCCACGCGCGCCGCGCGCAGAAACGCCGTGGACAACCCGATATACGTGGCCGCCTCGCGCTCTTTCAGCGCCACCGGACGCACACCGCCGCGCACGGCCTGATCCAAGTCGAGATAGGCCGTCAGGTCGTCCCCCGCCTCGAATTTGGCGTCAAATTCCGCCGCGCTCAGGGAAGGCCGCTTGGTAGTACGCGCGTTCTTTCGGCCGCGCGCGACGGACGCAGATAAGACGGGTGTGCTCATGGCGAAACGTCCAAATAGCGGCCCAGAGCCGCTGATCGATATAGCCCACGGTCAGCCACCGGGGTTCGGCGTGACTACGTGCCGGAATAGTCACCCACCGGCCATCCCAGAGACGTTGCGCCTCGACGAAGTCCATGCCGTGTTTCGCGAGGTTGGCCGCTGACTTGGCCGGGTGAAATTCAAACCGCATCCAACAGAGCGAACCATATCACAGCGTAGTACACTATCGCGCATGAGCGGCCAGCCCTATGGGCGGTACACCTTGAGCACCGACGGGGAACCGGTGCCTGAGCCTGACCTGCATGTCTGGGCCGAGTGGATGGAGACGGCCGATCGCCACCTCGCCAACGATCGACTCGACGACGGCACGCGCGTGAGCACGATCTTTCTTGGCCTCGACCATGCGTTTCCCCTGATCCGTCGGCCCATTCTCTGGGAAACCATGATCTTCGGCGGGCCGCACGACCAGTACCAGGAACGCTACGCCTCGCGGGACGAAGCCCTCGAAGGCCACGCCTATGCCCTCGCCCTCGCGCACGGGTTTCTGACTCGCGAACCGTCAGACTGATAAACGGCGGGACGACGCGCGGAGTCGGATGGTCGCGCACCGTCGGCACTGCCGGGCCGGCGGATAGCCCAGCACGACGCACGGCCCCCAGTCATGCCGAAACCAGCAGCGCCACGGCCTCATCGGTAGATGTTTTTCCGGTGGCCGACTTCGAGCACGATCACGTGGTCGGCGCTAAAGTCATACAGGATGCGGTAGTCGCCCTGCCGCACGCGATACACATCGTCCCGCCCCACGAGTTTGGTATAGCCAGGCGGCGTCGGATCGTGCAACAGCGCCTCAATGCGCGTCAGGATCTGCCGGCGAATTTTCTTGGGTTCCACGGCCGCCAAGTCTCGCTCGGCCGCCGCCGCATACGACAGCGTGCGACTCACCGCAGCGCGGCCAGACGCTTCTCCAGCGCCTCACCGGTAATGATCAACGACGGATCTTTGCGGATCTCGTCGAGACGTTGCAGTCCGATGGCCAGATCCGCCGCGTCTTCCTCCGCGTCCTGCAACACTCCCCGGATCACGGCGTTGGCGTGCTGGAGCGCCGCCTGCGCCTCAACTAATGCCGCGCGTTGTTTCTCGTCCATACGGCTACCCTACCAACTCCTCCCAGCACCGTCACTGCCAAAGACCTGACGCATTGGTGTCAATAATTTGACACTTGGCCTATATCTGGCGCACACTCCCCCGTGACAGGGGAGGTCACACCCCCCTTACGCAGGCCGGCCCGCGACAGCGCCGGCAGGGAGTGCGTTGGAAGACACCGTCTCGACTGGTTCGTCCGCGCCTTCCGCCCCGTCCTCTCACGGCGAGATCGTCAGTTCCCTGTCCTCTGGCTTCGAAGCACTGAAAGCGTCGGCACCCCCGACGCCGACACCTGCCCCAACGCCAGACGTCAAGGCCACGACTCCGGCGGCCCCGCCAGCCGTCACCCCAGGTTCCCCTGACTCGGCTCTGCCCCCGACAGCGGCAGCAGCGGACCCGGACGCAGACCTGTCCACGCCCGTCGTTGGCCCCATTCCGCCCGATCGCCACAAGAAAATTCTGGAGCGTACCCGTGAAAAGGTCGCGGCAGAAACCAAAGCGGCGTTCGAGCACGAGCATGGGGAGTGGCTGACCCTGAAGTCGCAGTTCACGCCGCGAGAATTCCAGACGCTCATGCCGACGCTGAAGACCCTGGCGTCGGACCCGGTGCGGTTCATGCACGACACCGCCCGGGAAATGGGAATGCAGTTGGTTCCTATTGCACAGAACGGACAGAACGGCGTGCCACGTGGAACACCACCGCGTGGCCAGGCGCCGGCCGACGAACCCCAACCCGACATTGCGGTCCAACTGGAGAATGGGCAGATCGCCCACACCTACAGCGCCGAACAGCAAGCCAAGCGGGATCAGTGGTTCCTCGGCCAACTCGACGGCAAACTCGGCAAGGAACTTCAGCCCTTTCGTGAGTATCAACAGCAGCAGGAGTACCGCGCGTTTCTCGGCGGCATTGACCAACAGGCCCGTCAGGACTTTGCCGAAGTCGCCCAGAACGAAGCGTTCGATCAGTTGCGTCCGCAGATCGCCGCCATCATGAAAAGCGATAAGCGGTACACGCTCGATAAGGCCTACAACCGGGCCTACCGCGAACACTACCTGCCCACCCGCGATACCAAGATCCGACAACAGACGCTGGACGAACAAACCCAAAAGGCGCGAGCCGCCAACAGCTCGCTCACGCCGACCCGACGGACCACCGCTGAAAGTGGCGCGCAGGCGCCCATGACCACCACCGACATCCTGCGGCAGAAAGCCGCCGAACTCGGTATTCAGCCGTAATTCCGTCAGGCTTTTCGTTCAGAGAGTAGGTTCCGAGTGGCCGACCCCAATATCGGGCAGTTGTATGCCTCGACCTTCGAGGCGATCGTCGGCAAAGGCCGACCCACCAACAACGTCTTCAACAGCCGCGCGCTCATTCGCATGCTCGCCGACCCGGACAGCAACGGCAAGGCGCGCTACACCGGCTTCAAGGAAGACGTCACCGGCGGACGCATCTTCGAGTACCCGATCGAATACGCCGAGAACACCAACTTCGGCATGATCGGCGAAATGGACGTCATCCCCACGACGCGCGTGGACACGTTCGACGCCTTCCAGTTCAACCAGAAGATCTGCGCCGGCACGGTCGTCATCTCCACCCTCGAAACCGCGCGCAACAAAGGCGATCAGAAGTTTGACGTCATTGCCGCGAAACTCGAAAACGCGCGCGACACCGCCACCGCCGTCATGAACCGGCAGGCCTGGACGGGGGACGGCACCGGCAACAACTTCGACGGCGTCACCCGGCTCATCTCGTCCACCCCCACGACCGGCACGGTCGGCGGCGTCAACCGCGCGCTCTTCCCGTTCGCGCGCAACCGCGCGAACAGTGGCGCGAAGACGGCGGTCATCTACGACAACCTGCGCGCGGCCATGACGACGACGTTCAACCAGTGCTCGCTCGGCGGCGTGGACATGGTCCCGACCGCCGCGATCACCGACGCGACGACGTTTGCCGCGTATGAAGGCTTGCTGGTCGCGGTGGAGAAGATCGAACGCGGCGCCAAGGCGACCGGCGGGGACATTGGGTTCCTGAACGACGCCATTCAGTTCAAAGGCAAGTGCGACCTCATGTACGACGAGGACGCGCCGGCTAATGAAGTCCGCTTCTTCAACCCGAAGGCGATCAAATTCACCGTGCTCAGTGACGCCTGGATGAAGATGCTGCCCCCGGTCGATCCGGCCAACCAACTGACCGAAGTGACCAAGGTGTATACGTTTGGCAACCTCGGTTTCAATGGTCCGAGATATTTAGGAGTTGTTTACAACTGCGCGGGCTGAGTCCACGGCGCTCAACTTCCCTTTTTTCACACTTTCAGGAGTAGACACCATGGCACTCTCTCTTGCTGGCGACCCGCAGTCCACTGCACAAGGACTCGGAAGCCCCTTCACCCCCGTCGCCTCGGGTGGCGTCACCCCCGGCGGCAAACACGCCCTCGGCACGAAAGCGGTCGATCAGTTCGGCAATATCTACCGCTACGCCTACGCGCCGGTGGCGCTCGTCGCCGGCAACTGGCTGCAAGCCCCGGCCGAGGTGCCGCTGCACCAGAACATGGCCCCGATTGGCGGGACCACCTACGACGTCGGCGCGCTGTCGATCACCGTCGTCCTCGGCGCCACGGCGGCGACCGCCAACCAGTACGCGCAAGGCTGGATCATTGTGAGTAGCGGCCCGGGGATCGGCCAGCGGCTGCAGGTCGCCTCCCACCCAGCCGCCAATGCCAGCGCGCAACTCACGCTCACGCTCAGCCAGCCGATCGACATCCAGATCGTGGTGGCCACGAGCAAGATCGACCTGGTCGCCAACCCCTACAACGGCGTCATCCAGAACCCGATCACGACGCTCACGGGTGCGTGTGTCGGCGTGGCGACGTTTGCCACCCCGGCCGGCAGTTACGACTGGATTCAGACCGGCGGCGTCGGCGCGGCGCTCATTGCCGGGACGCCCGGCGTCGGCCTCGCGATCGTCGTCCCCGGCACGGCGGCCGGCGCGGCGGTCGTGGACGGCGCGGCAGCGGCGACCCAGGTGGTCGGCGCCATGCTCGTGACCGGTGTGGGCGGTCGCGTGCAGGCCGTCATGATTCGCTTGGAATAACCCCCCGAGCGAGGCGAGAGGCGGGAGAGGCCACGCCGCCTGGCCCTCCCGCCTCGTGCGGACAAAGGACACGTATGGACACCAAACCGACGCCCGCCGTCACCATGACCGGCGAGCAATTCACGCAACTCCTCGACGCGATCAAGGCCAGCAGCACCGGCGACGGCTCGGCCGCCGAGGCGATGATGGCCATGGTCCAGGCGCAACAGCGCACCGTGCGCCAGAGCAACGCCTATACCCCCGGCATTAGCCCGTTTTCCTATCCCGAGGGGGAAGAGGCGCGGCCGAAACCGAAACTCGATCGTGACACCTGGTGGCTGGGGACGCGCGCCGAAGAGTCGCAACTGACGCCGGACGAAATTCTCGCGTTCAACAGCGTGACGACGTCCAAGGTGTGGCGCGGCGACCCGAAGTTTGGCGCGGAAGTCACACCGAAGCGCCGGTTCATCATGCTGCCGCACCAGTCCATTGACGACCGTATGGGGCTGCCGCAGAACGTGCCGCTCGCGATTCGGGAACTCTTGAACGGCGAGGACGCGATCGACCCGATCAAGATGGAGCAGGAAATTCGCGCGCTCAAACAGCAGGTGTCGAGTCTCGCCACGCGCGTGAACCAGAGTCCAGCCGTGGCGGACGCGGCCAAACCCGTCGAGGCCGAGTTCTAGGCGGCAGGATGGCCCGGCCAATGGCAGCCAGCAAGCGAATGGCCTAGCGTGGCAATTTCCCTCGTGACGTCCGTCACCAGTACGCCGCCCGGCACGAATGGGACGACGACCAGTGCCATTAATACGACGGGGGCCAATCTCATCGTCCTGAGTGTGGCCTACTTCGCCACACTCAGCACGGTGAGTGACTCCAAGGGCAATCCGTGGACGCCGCTCACGGAACGGACGACGGGATCGACGGCGAAACACCGGCTCTATTACGCGCTCGCGCCAGCGGTAGGCCCAGGGCACACCTTTACGGTGAGTGGGGCCTCAATTTTTGCCGGGATGGTCGTCCTCGCGTTCACCGATACGTTCGTGCCCATCTTCGAGTCGCAAAATGGCGCGGCCGGATCGACCGGCACGAGCGTGGCGACCGGGAGCCTGACGCCCACCACGAACGGATCACTCATTATCAGTGGCGTGTCGCTCGCGACCGTGCCCCAAGCGATCTCGGTCAACTCCGCACTGACGGCGGTGACGGTCGCGGGCGCGGCGGGGACGGCCCTGAATGGCGGGCAGGGCTATCTGGTCCAAGGCACGGCGGCGGCCATCAATCCGACGTGGTCGTGGACGACGAGCGCAGAGAACGCCGTGTCGCTGGCCGTGTTTCGGCCGGGGGTGCTGGTGACGGGCCTGGCGCGGCGACAAGGAACTCCGCAAACCTCGACGGTCCTGAACCCGACCGCCACGGTGACGTTCGCCTCCCCACCCCTCCTCGGCAATGCCATCATCCTGTTGCTGTCGCTCAATGGCACGGGCACGGTGCTCACGGCGGCGCAAATCACCGATACTTTCGGCAACACCTACGTGCTCGTGCAAGACCAGACCCAGAGCGCGCTCCATGCCGCCATCTTCGCGTGTCTGGCCGTCACGGCAACCGGCAGCTCGTTTACCATCACGGCCGCGCTCAATGGCACGAATGTCTCGATCACGGGGCGGGCGCTGGAGGTCGGCGGCTTCACTGGCGCGTTCCAAGTGGACCGCGTGGTCGGCAACGGGGCGGCGAGCGGACTGACGCCGACCTCTGGCACGACTGCCGCCCTGCAGACCGCCGCGTCACAAGCGTTCGCCGTCGGCGTGCTCATCACGCTGCCCGGCGTCCCGCAATCGTCGATCACCGTCGAGTCGGTCTCGCCGCCGTGGATGCAGGAGCACGAATTATTGAGTGGCGCGAACGCCGCCTATGGCGAAGGCGACAGTCGCGTGCTGACGAGTCCTGGCGGGACGACGCAGAGCGTGACCTGGACGATCACCAATTCCGGCATCTATGCCGCCTCGCTCGCGGTGTTCGCCGCCCCGGAGCCGCCCGGCCCCCCCGCGAATACCCACATCAAAGCCAAACTCGGCAACAAGCACGGCAAGACGAACGAGCACGGCGCCGTCGTCGTGGTGCCCGCCACGACCCCCGGCACGCCAGGCGTCATTGGCCCGCTGACGATCTTTCCGCACCTCTGCGGCGAGACGACGGACGCAGGGCTGCAAGTGACGAGTGTGACGGCGGGCGCGCTCCGCACGCCGCGCACCCCGCTCGGGAATTTGCGCGTGACAACGGACGATCAGGGGTCGCTGCGCGTGGCGTCGGTCACGGCGGGCGTGCTCGGGCCGCTCACCGACCTCGGGAACCTCCTCTGCCGCACGGACGAAACCGGCGCGCTCATCGTCACGTCTGGCCCCGCCGGGACGCTGACGAGTGGCCCGTCGCCGCTCCTGAACCTGCGCGGACGGACGGACGACCAGGGCGCGCTCGTCGTCACGGGGCTCACGGCACCGTCGAGTCTTCTCACGGGCCTGACGAGTTATTGGAAATTGGACGAGGTGTCGGGTACGCGCGTGGATGCCGTCGGCACCAATCACCTGACCCCGACGAATGCGCCTGTGGGGGTCGCTGGGAAGATTGGCAACGCCTGCGATCTCGAATTTGACTCGGTGCAATACCTGTCCTGTGCCAATAATGCGACGTTCGATCTCAGCGCGACGGACTTCACCTTCGCTGGATGGATGCGGCCGGAAACGCTGCCCTCCTTTTCGTTGGTGATCTTCAAAGACAGCAGTTTCTTTGAGGTCCGCACCCAAGACAACCAATTAGTCATCCTCATTAACGGGGTGGCGGCGGCGGCGTCTCCAGCCATCACCGTCAGTACGTGGGCCTTTTTTGTGTGCGGATTGGACATTGCCGCCGATGTCCTCTTTATGCAAATGAACAACGGGGCCGCCGTGCAAACGTCCACCGTCTTACAACCCACCGCCTCGGCCGTCCCGTTCGTCCTCGGCGCGAGAAGCGATGGCAGCCTCTCGTTTGATGGCTTGCTGGACGAAGTCGGCTTCTGGCGACGGGTGCTCACGCCCGCCGAGCGCACGACGCTCTACAACGCGGGCGCGGGCCTGACATATCCGTTTGCGTAATTGCCATGACCTTGAATGACTTACTCGCCGCGCTCCAAAGCGACCTCGGGTACGACGCCATTCCTTCGGCCGTCGTGACGACGCGGCTGACCCGTTTTTTGAACGATGGCTACCGTCAACTCCTGTCGCTGCCGGAAATGCTGCCGCTGCGTCTAGCCAACGTCACCTTCACGTCACTCGCCGCCATCAAGAACTACGGCGTGCCGCAGAATATCGTCCAAATTTCCCACCTCGTCGATACGACGAGCGCGATCCGGCTGCGGCTCATGACACTCGACGAGTTCCGCACGATTGATCCGCAAGAAAACAGCAGCGGCACACCCACCCATTACATCCCCATTGGTTTGCACCCGGTGCAACGCGACCCCGACCGGAGTTCGATTTACGTCACGAGCGTCAGTCCCCTCGATATCACGCAAACGCTCACGGTTCGCACGATGCGGAACGTCGATAACATCGACACCGATACCCACCTGGCGACGGTGACGCTCGCGGGCACGACGCCCGTGCTCGTTGACGTCTTCGTGGACGCGATTCAATCCCTGCAATTGAGCGCGCCCTGCGTGGGGTCGGTGCAACTCTACGACTCGAACACCCTGCTCACGCCCGAACACCGGCTGGCGTCGATTCAGGCACCAAACCTCACCGTGCAGTACCTCGGCATTCGGCTCTGGCCCACGCCGTCAGACGCGCGTATTTATCAACTGGACGGGACGCTGTCCATTCAGGACTTGTCCACGACTAATACCATCCCGCTCGTCCCCGAGGACTTTCAGGACATCCTCGCGGACTTCGGGAGAATGCGTGAGTACGAATACCGCGACGATAGCCGTTTCGCCATGGCGCAGGCCGGGTACACAGAGAAGTTGAAGTCGTTACGCGACCGGATCAATTTTCCCCCGGACTATCGTCCGCGCGTGGGCCGTCTCCACGACCGGAGCAACAACCTCGACCACAACGGCGTGGCGTTCCCATCCGGCAGGTGGTGAGGCGTGGCCACGCAACAGACGCGCCCCCTAGAGTGGTTGGTCTGCAACGGCCGAAACGGCTGGGACAGCCCGCTCGTCGTGCCAGAGGATATGGCCGTCGAGGCGCTGAACTGGCGCTTTACGGGCGCGCTCGGCAAGAAGCGCGACGGCTCGGTCGCCGTCACGCTCACCGGCGACCCCGTCGTCGGCTATTACGCGATGGCGGCGTTTCTGCCGGGGCAGGACGAGACGAAAGAAGAACTCTTCATTGTCGATACCACCGGGTCCATCTTTCGCATCCCCGTGGCGGCGGCCATCAAACTCCCCTTAGGGGCCTTGGGGGATGCCTACGAAGACCCGAACCGTGCGTATCTGACCTCGTTCGTCCAGCATCACGGCAAACTCTTTATTGCCTACAACTCGTCCGTCAACCGCCTGCATGTCTATGACCCGGTGTATGGGGGTGGCGCCATTCGCCGCACGGGGATACGGGCCCCAAACGCGCCCCTTGCGAGCGATAGTGGCGTCGGCACGTATGCCGCCGTCGTGCGCTACTACCGGCTCCAGGTCAAACGCATCGTCGGCGGCGTCGTCCTGAGTCAGTCGAACCTGAGCGCGGCGACCACGTTCACGCCGTCTGGCACGGGCACGTCCGTCCACCTCCAGCCGAATGGCGCCCCCGGCGAGGGCGACACGCACTTGCAGTACCACGCCTCGGCCGACGACTTGGCCTACTACCAACTGTCTGGCGATCTGCCCTACACCGGCCCGACGGACTTTTTCGACACCGTCAACCCGGTGGACTACGCGCTCGGCGCGCTCTCGCCGCTCGTGGGGGCGGATACGCCGTTTCCGTCCGTGAAATTCGTGGGGTCGGACGGTCTGCACCTGTTTGGCTTTGGCGTGTGGGAAACCGCCGCTGGGGACGCCATGCCACCTGTCCCTGGCCGCGTCTATTTCACCCCGGCGCTCGGGAGTTCCGAGACCGGCGACGACGAACGCGTGTCAAACACGCTGACCCAGCAGGGCTGGATCGACTGCTCGCCGCTGGGCGGCGGCGGCGTGGACCGGGGCCTCTCGGGGCCCTTGAACAACCGCATGTATGCCTTTCAAAGCAAAGGGATCTACATGCTCGTGCCGACCGGGGATCCGATCGCGCCGTTTGCGCGTGTCGTCATGACGACGGCCTATGGCTCGGTCAGTCACTGGTCGCAAGTGATCGGCGAGGATCAGGACGGCCAGCCGTGCCTGTATTTCCTCGACCCGGACGACGGGCCGCGCCGGATCAGCGTCGGCCGGACGATGGAGTGGATGGGGAAGGACGTGGCCGATATCTGGCGCACCGTGAACCTGGATGCGGCCTTGATCGCGTTTGGCGTGTATGACGGCCGGCGTAAACTCGTGCTGTGGTGGGTGGCGACCGGCACGAGCGGCCGGCCGAATACCCTGCTCGTGCTCGACGTGGCGCGCGGGCGCATGGAAGGGGCGTCGATCCTCCGGTACGGGTGGTCGGTGTACGACGGCATTCTGGCCCAAGCGCATTGCGCCCTCATGTTTGCCAAGACGCTGGCCGCCGTGCGGCCGATCGCGACGGTGCCGTATGTCGGCAACTTCACCGTCGCGACCGGGACACAACAACTGCTGCGTCAGGACGGGACGCTGAACACCGACGCCGGCACCGCGTTTCGTGGGTCCATTGCGTCGAGGTACTTCACGGGGGGGACGCTCCGGCGGCGCAAGCGCCTCATGGAAGCCTATCTCGTGGCGAAAGCCGGCGCCGCCACCATTACCCAGGCCCTCACGAAAGACTTCGGCCAGGCCTCGGTCGCGAGCACCCAGTCGCTCGTGCCGAGTGGGGCCGAGTCGCGGGTGCGCCGGTTCTTTGACGCGACCGATATCGCCGACCTCATCGCGCTGCAACTGACGATCGGCGACGGCGAACCGCTCGACCAGACGTTTGAACTCGATCAATGGATCGGCGCCGACGAACTCGAAACGGGGGCGCGGTAATGGCCATGCCCTATCTCGATAACCCCGCCACACTCAGCGAGACAACCGCCCAGGAATTGGACGGACTCGTCGCGAAGTTGAACGCCTATCTCGGCCAGCAGCACAACGCGCAGGGCGGCCATGGGGCGATCACGGCGTCGAGCGTCCTGGTGGACGGGCCGGTCACGGTGCGCGACGAACGCTTGGCGCCCGCGTCGTTCCGGCGCACGATCGCCAAAGGGACACAGATCGCGATCACGCCGACCCCTGGCGGCACCACCCCGTGGCTCACCGTCCTCTATAACAACGTGGAGGCGGCCCGCGTCGGCCAGGTGGGCGGGGTCGGCTTGGGGCTCCGCGTGAGCGACGGCGTGTATCAGCGGGGCCGAACCGTCGCCATGGGCGACTGGCAGGATGTCCCGTTCAACGCGGCGGACTTTGCCGCCGTCGGCGCAGGGAATACCTGGGTCGTGCAAAGCGTGGATATGCAGTACCAGCAGTGGACGCTGATCGGTCAGACCATGCACTATCAGGTCGCGGCGGCGGGGACGGAGATCACCGGGGCCCCGGTGACGCTTACCATTGCGCTCCCCGCCGGCTATCAGATCGCGCGACGGTTTCAACTGCCGTTCATTTTCAGTGAGGGTGGACCGTATACCTCGTCGGGCTTCGTCTTTGGCTTCCCCGGGCAGACGGTGATCCAACTCCAGAAGCTCACGTTCGCGGCGTGGGCGGTCACGACGGCCGCCCACGTCATGGTCTCAGCGACCTTTGAGGTGACTGGCTAATGGCGACCTCCCCCTTCCGTCCGCCTGTCGATCCGAACGATCCGAATGACCCACTGGCGCGGCCGAATGCGCCGCCGAGCTACCAGAACACGCCGGAAGGCCGGTCGTCGTATCTGCAAAACTTCGCCGACACGCCCTGGTTCAACGGCCAACTGTTCGACAGTTATCTGCAGTCGCACCCCGACTGGACGGCGAACACGCCGTATTGGGATCAGCGGCTCGGGGACGCGCCGGGGACGGGCAGCAATACCCCCGTCGCGCCGAAGGCGTCCGCGTCGAAGTCGCCGTACATGACCAACATGAGTGACCCGTCGGCGGACTTGTCGCAGGCCGGGCCGCCGCCGTCCGACGTGCTGGCGCAAGTGATGGCGGAACTCCAGGCGCAGCAGCAAGGCGGGGACTCGCCGCGCACCCGCCAGGTGCATCTCGATCTGCTGGGGAGGAAGTAATGCCGTATACGTCCCCCGAACAAGAACGGCTGGCGGGGTACCAGAACACGCCGCCTCCCCCGCCGCCGTCGTATGCGAAGGGCCCGGGCAAGTGGATCGGCAACCAGTGGATGGACGACGCCGTCGCGCCGAAGACGGACCCGAATGCGCTGCCCGAAGGCGGGTATAAACCGGCCGAGACGCCCGTCACCGCCGCGCCTGCGCCGCCTGTGACGGCCACCGCGCCCACCGCGCCGACTGACGTGTACCGCGAGACGATCACGTCCTTATTGAATACGCCTGCGGCCCCGTCCGCCCCCGCCGCGCCCGAAGCCGAAGGCCCGCACCTGAAATTCGTGCGTTCCAAGAACGGCGGCTTCGTGCCGTTCAACCACCCGGACGCGGACCCGAACAGTCCTGAAATTGATATGGCCACCGGCCAGCCGATCGCCGCCCCGGCAGGGACGGGCCCCGGCACCGGCACGTTCAAAGGCGACACCATTGAGCACGTCATTGACGACGGCCCACCGACCACGATCGACGAGGCGTACCGGCAACAGCTCATGCGGCTCCTGACGGGACAGACGCCCGAAGAGGCGGCAGCGAACGTCAACAACAGTCCGGCCGTCGCCGCCTTCCGCAATGAGCAAATGCGCCGCGCGGATCTGGCGCAGGCCGGTGAAGCCGAACAAAGCGGCCTGAATGGCCTCCAAAACAGCGGCGGCATGAGTGGTCACGTTGAGGCGTTGCGGCAAGCGGCCGGCGAGAACACGGCCGGGTATGCCGGTGACCAGGCGAACCAGGTCATGGCGGCCCGGCGTGCGGAGATCATGCAGGCCATTACGCTCGCGCAGTCGCAGGGCCAATTCGAGCAGTCGCAGGCCTTACAACTTCAACTCGCGAAGATGGATGAGGCGCTTCGCAACCGAGGGTTCAATATCGAAGAGTCCCTGGGCCACGAGCAGAATGCCAACCAGCGGTACGCGACGGAAATTCAGAAGATGCTCGGGATGGACGATACGGCGCTGCGGAAGTATCTCGGCGAGATGCAGAACACGACCAACCGCTACGGCATTGACGTCACGGCGAACACCAACGCCGACCGGCTGGGCCTCGACTGGCGGAAGCAGTTGGATGACGAACTGCAAAAAGAACTCGATCGCCGGCTCAACGCGCCGAAGTAAGGAAGGACGACATGCCGAACCCAGGCGAAACCATTACCGGCCCAGACGGCAAAGTCCGCGTCTGGCAACCCGACACGCGCAACAGCGACACCTTCGACTATCTCGGCCCGGCGAGTGGCTTTTCGTCAGCCGAGGAGGCACATGCCGCTGACCTTGAGAGCGGCCAGGGTTCATATGTGCCCGGTTCGTTCGTCGAACATTGGCCCTGGTGGCTGAAGGCGTTTGTGGCCACGGGCCTGGGATCGGCGGCTGTCACCGGCATTGGTGCGCTCGCGGTCCCTGGCGCGTTTGGGGGGGCCACGGCGGCAGGCGCCACTGGTGCCGGCGCGGCGGGCGCGGGGGGAGCCGCTGGCGCGGGGAGTGCGGCCGGTGCGGGTGGGACGGCGGCTGGAAGCGCAGCGGCCAGTTCCACGCTCGGCACCGCGCCGATGGCTGGCGTCACCTTCGGCGGGGGCGCGGCGGGCGCGGGTGGGGCCGCCGCAGGGGGCGGCGCAGCGGCCGGCGGGACGGCTGCGACCGGTGGCGGCCTCCTCTCAGGCGGCACGCTCGCAAAACTCGGCGGTGTCGGCCAGGTGCTCAGCGGCTATTCGCAAGGCGCGGCGCAAGGCCGGGAACACGAAGCCCTCCTGAACCTCAACACCGACACCCTGCGTCAGCGGCAGGCTGAAGACTTACGCCGGAACGCGGTTGAACGCGGCACGCTCGAAGTGGCGCAGAAGAAGACGGGCCAGGACTTGGAAAGCCAGGCGCGCAGTCAGGCCGCGTGGGGCGAATACGTGCGATCGGCGCCACGCACGATCGCTGGGCCACCCGACGCGTACAAAAGCCGCGTGGGGAATTTCACTGGCGACATTCCCGGCGACTATTTAGGCATCGGCAACCAAGCCTACGACGACGCCATGAAGCGGCTGCTGTCAGGCAGCGACAAACAATTCATGCCGCAGCCGAACGTGCCGACCCCGCCGATCACGCCGCAGCCGAACGAAAGCTGGATCGACAAACTCGCGCGCTGGGGTGGCACAGGTGCCGGGATCGTCGGCGCCTACAACGGCTACAAGCCGCCGACGACAGGAGGCCGCTAATGCCGATCAACCTGGCCGGCGGCTACGCGGCCGGCGGCATGAACGACGCGCTGCTCGACCTCGTCAAGCAGCGCATGCTGGAACAGCAACTGGAACAGCGCGCCGAGGAAGAACGGTTCCAGCGCGCGCGCCAAATGAAGTTGGATGAACGCGCCGACGAGCAGACACGGTACAGCCGTGGACAGGATGCGGTCACGGCGGCGCGGCAGGCCGAACAGGATGCGCTCGCGAGAGAGACGCGCACCCAGCAGAATGAGATCGGCCGGTTCAACCTGCTGAAGGGCCAACCCGAGGCCGACATCAAGGCCAGCCTGGGCGAGGACTACAGCACGGGCCAGACCGTGCCGACGGCGCCCAACCCAGCCATTCCTGGCAACGCGCCGACGTATGCCATTGGCCAGAACACCAAGGCCAACCCCATGATGATCAGCGGCGTGAAAATTCGTCCGCCGTCTATGGAGGATCAGAACAAGAGCGAGGCCGCTGACGAGGAACGGAAGACGCAGAACGCCATTCGTATCGCGCAGGCCAAGCCGCCGAACCGCAACGTGCTGACCGGTTTTCTCGGGCCGCACGATGAACCTGTACAGATCGACGAGTTTGGGCGCACGTATATCGGCACGCAAGAAGTGCCGACGTCGCAACTGCACAAGGCCCCGCCACAGCCATTCGTCATCGCTGGCCCGGGGGGGCCGATGATCGTGGACCGTCGGGCGGGCACCGGCCGGGCGGTGCAGGAAGTTGGACCCGATGGACAACCGACTGGCGCGACCATCGGCAACAAGTTGCCCGAGGCTGTGATTACCAAAATTGGGGACATCGATAGCGTCATCAATAACGTCAACGAGATCATGGCACTCAAGAAAGACGAGTGGCTCGGCCCGATTCAAGGGCGGATCACGAAAGGCCACATTGAGCTGCCCGGGTTTGAGGTGCCGCAAGATTTAGCCGACTTCGCCGCCAAGACCGCCATCATTCGGAACGCCACCATCAAGGCCACCACCGGCATGGCGATGGGCGATAAAGAAGCCGAGCGGATCATGGAACAGATCCCCGAGTTGACGGACAAACCGGCGGTGTGGCTGGCGAACGCGCAGGCCACCATCAAGAACCTCAGTGACATCCGGGCGAAGGCGCTCGCCCTCAGCGGCGCCCAGTCGAACACAGTCGGGGTGACGGGCGGCCGTGGCGGTGGGCCTGGGCCTGGCACTGGAACTGGGCGCGGTGGCCCGGCCGTCGGATCGCTGGTGGGGAATTACTTCGTCACCGATCCCAAGGGGAAGAAACACGCCTTCCAGACGCAGGCCGAAGCGGACGCGTTCAAGGCGGCGGCGGGAATTAAGTAGATGCCTCCCCGCCAGCAACCCAAAGAGATCGACTACGACGCGCTGGCCGCGCAGGTGCGTCAACAGGCATCGTCCCCAGCGTCAGAGGAGATTGACTACGACGCGCTCGCCGCCAAAGCGCGACAGGTGACAAAGGCGGAATCCCCCTCGATGCTCTCGCGGATCAGCGAGGGGTTCCAGCGCAATTTCCATCCCATTGACGCACTAACAGGCATCGTCGGTGGCGTGGCCAACGCCGTCGCGCATCCCGTCGATACCGCCGTGGGGATCGGGAAAGGCCTCGTCAACGAGAGCGAGCGGCTGAACACGTTAGCCAGTGTCGGCAACGAAGGCAAAAGCGCCCTGAACTGGGTGCCGTTTGTCGGGCCGGAACTCGCCCATGCCGCCGACACGATCCGAGGCGGGAACGTCGCGGGCGGGTTGGCGGAAACCGCCGGCACTGTCGCGACGAATGAGGTGGTGCCCGCCACCCTCCGTGGTGCGGGGATGGCGGCTAGGGCCACCGCACCTCTAGCAATGGCTGGGGCGCTGCGTATCCCTGCCCAACTCGCACGCAAGTATGGGCGGTTCAAGATCGCCGGCCAGGCGCTGGAAGATCGGATCGTCCCTGGCACGGCGGGGGCGTCTGACAAAGCGCAGCGGTTCGTGAATGCGCGCATGGCCCAACAGGACGCGAACCTGGCCCAGATGGATCTGGGCGGGCCGATCAATACGACCCAGATCGCGGACGACGCGGCGGCGGCCCTCCAGAAGCGTCTCGCGCGTGGCCCTATTTCTCAGGTGCGGCCCAGTGGCCAAGAACCCGAACTCATTACGCGCTTCCGCAATGCCCATCCACAAGGCTTACTCCCAAGCCAAGTCGCCGAGGGCGTCAGGGACTGGAACGACGTGGGGGACGCTGCCTGGAAAGGCGTGCCGACAGGGAAAGTCATTGACGTTGACGCACGCGCCCCTATGGAACTGGCGAACGCCGGCAACGCCACCCTGGAAGCCAGGCACCAGGGGTACCGCGATCAAAACCGGAAGATCAAGGTGACGAAGGGTGTGCAACTCGCGGCGAAGGGCCGGGAGGATATTCCGGCACGCGGGTTGGAGAACATCGCCACCCTCTTCACGGGTGCGACGGCGTTGGCGCAAGGGTCGCCGAAAGTCGCCGCTGCCACCTTGGCCGCACGCGCCTTGCGGGAACCCGCCGTCATGGCGAGTGGCGCGATCGGCCTCAACGAAAGCGGGAAGCTATTGCAAATGCTCGGCAGCGGCTTGCCCGCGAATATTCAGCGCGCCCTGACGCTCATGTTGTTGCAAGGCAAATAGGAGGACGCCATGCTCACCCTCGCACTCCAAGCCCTCGTGACGCCGGATATCGTCAGGTTGTTAGTCGTCATTGTCGTGCTCGGCGTCTGTCTGTTTTTGATCAACCAGTACGTGCCGATGGCCCCGCCGATCAAGACGCTTTTGACTGTCGTCGTCGTGCTACTGATCGTGCTCTGGTTGCTGCGTGCTTTTGCCTTGATCTAAACGAAGGAGACCCGTCCCATGTCTGACCCGATCATTGACGTCCAAACCACGCTCGACGACTGGCTCGAAGACAACCCCGAGGCACAGGAATACGTCAGCAAGATCTACTACGTGCCTGACGGCGCCGAGATCCCGCGCGACGTCACCCACATGAACCGCCTGACGTCCGTCGCGCACCCGACATTGGAACTGCGCCTCGGCGTCGTGGCGACGGCCAAGACGGCCGCGCAGGCCAATGTCATTCTCGGCCTGCTGGAGCGCACGGCGGCCGATCCCAAGTGACCCTCAACGGCGATACGTGCCCGACACCGACACCGTCTCGTTGAACGCCGACGTCGTCGCCGACTCGCGGAACAACGTGCCATTGACGAAGATCTGCACCGCGACGAAGGGGTTGGCCACGAGTGCGCTATAGCCGGTGGGCGTGGCTTCGAGGAACAGGAACGTGGACGTGCCGGACGTGGTGATCAGCGTCTGAAACGGCAGTGTCGTCGTCGTCTGGTTCAGTCCTTCCACCGAACTGCTGTACTTCACTTTGGCCCCGATCGCGTTGCCGGTGACGTGATACTCGATCACGTCCTTCGTCACGACGGGCGTGGTTGGGAGCGGCGTGGGGGTCGTCGGGACATTGACGATCGTGTCGCCGCAGGCGAGGGTCAGGGCCGCGAGCAACGTGACGATCAGGCGGGGGACGGACGTCATAAGGCTACCTCAGTCAAGACTCGGAGGAACGACCGCCGCCAGACCTTCCGGCGGAACGGTGAGGGCCGCGCGCAGACGCCCGAGCGCCCGCGTATGCAACTGCGAGATGCGGCCAGGCGTGATCCCCATGACCGCGCTCAGACGCGCCTGACGCATTTCGGTGAAATAGTACGCCTGCACCACTTGGCGCTCGCGGGCGGGCAGCGCCGCCACGGCGCGCCGGACCCGCGAGCGGGTTTCGTCCTCGGCGTAGAGCACGTCTGGCGTGGGGACCGGTGGCGGCGGATCAGGCTGCTCTATATGGCCGATCCGCTGCAGGAGACGCGTGACATTCACCACTGGCCGTCCCGTCCGCATGGCGAGTTCCGTCACCGTCGGCTCGGCTCCTAACTCCTGGCGCAACAGGACGCGTGCGGCGGCCAGCTCCCGGCGCGCGCGGCGTATCGATCTCGGCCAGGACGCTCGGCGCCAGTTGTCGATCATGGCCCCCCGGACCCGTGCGTAGGCGAAGGTGTCGAAGGCGATCCCGCGCGCTGGGTCGAAGCGTCGGGCCGCGTCCATGAGGCCGATCAAGCCGTCTTGCACCAGGTCGTCCACGTCCACGCTACCCGGCCGCCAGAGGCGCCGTGCGAGGGCTTCGACGAAGACGTGGCCGTCCGTCATGGCGTGCGCGGCTACAACTGTTTCAACCATGCGATCGTCTCCAAAGCGTCCGCTTCGTTCGTCACCCGGCGTACCGGGAACTCGTCCGCGAAGTCTTTCTGCGCGTCGGCGGTTTTGCCTTTGCGTTTCGCGGCCTTCTTGCCGGACTTAATTTCGAGGAGCACCAGCCGTTCGCCCCAGCACGCCAGCGCGTCAGGAAACCCGGCGCCGAGTGGCGTGTCCCGCCAGTGACAGCCGTGGACGCGAAAGAGCTGCCGTACCGTGGCGTGGAACGTGTCCATTTTCGCGGCGCGTCTCACGGCAGGCTTCCCGTCAGTGGCGGCAGGGTGTCCCAGCCTTGGCGTTCCAATAACGTCGCGTGCGCGGTACACGCCTGCTTCACGTCCTTGCCGTTCGTGAGTGCCACGCGCGCCGGCCGCACACAGTGAAACTTGCGATCCGTCAGGCACTCGCAGCGCGGGAGTGCTTCCTTCTCGTGCCAGCGCGGACGCATGGCTAATGCACCCCGCCGTCGGTGTCACCCATAGCCAAGGACTCGGCCAGGGTGGCCCCCATATTCAGGAGTGCCACGCGCGGGTCCGCGCTCTTCACAATGTCGAGCGCGATCGTGAGGAGTTGCACGACCTGCGCCTGCACGGAGATCTTGGTGTCCGCCTTCAAGTGATCGCAGGCTTCAGCCGCTTCGATCGCCTCCCACGCGGCGATATAAAACGTCACGACGAGGCCGGGACTCGCGACGGCCAAGTCCAAGAGGCCGGCGGCGCGGTGGCCGCAAATGATCTCGCCGCACTGCATGAGTTCGTCGATCATGGCCATGCGCCGCCGCACGACCAGCGCCGCGTCTTCTGGCGTCACGACTCGGCCTCCTTCGCGCTTCGCAGCGAGCACCAGTGCCGTTGTTCGCACGGCGGCGTGTGCGGACACTCCCAGCCGGTGTACCGGACGCGCTGTTCCACATGGAACGGTTCGTCCTCCCATTGACGTGCGCGCAGCCACCGTCCCGCATACGGAATGTATTGGCCGCCGTCTTTCCGCCAGTGCGGCTGCTCCACCTGCCACGCCAGTGCGTCGATCATTTGCTGCACGTCGCTCTCGCTCGGCGCAAGTTTTTGGAACGCTTTCCAGGCGTCACCCTTGCCGGTGTGGCGCGGATAGTGCGACCAAAATTCGGCGAAATTTTCAGAGTAGATCTGTCGCATGTGAATCGCTCCCGAGGTACACCCTGCCTAACCCCCCGATGTCTTGGAGGAACTTGTCGTACCTGACTGGGTCCACACAGTCAGTGATCTTCCGCGTCCACCGTGTTCAACCGCCGAAGGTCAACCGCGACAGTGGCAGGGTCACCGCACGCGATCCGAGGCTTGATCTGAAAAAATTCGCGCCAAATTTTGCCTCTCGGTCGAACTGAGACCCTGAAGGCTTGCGCCTCATCGGTATGGCAGGGTCCACTCATTGGTCCCGGTGGGGGTGGCCACTGACCCAGGTGTGAGCTGGCGCGCGTGGTCGAACCCCGTGAATGTCGTCATCGTCTCGTGCCGGTCCCGCACCGTACGCGACCGGATCTTCTTCTCTCGCTTCTCGATAACCGGTTGCCGTTCGGGTTTCCCCCAGTAGCAGACGGCGCAGATCCAGTGGCCGGCGATCCGGCGCATCCCCGGCTGATACGCCGCCTCGTCGCCTCGTCCGCAGTCGCGCAGTCCGCAACTCATCTCAACTCCGGCGTGTCACCACGCGCTCGTCGGGAAAGAGCGGCCGATCGATCAGTTCTATCGTCCGCGTGTTCAAGTGGTGCCGCCGTAAACGCAATTCCGTGAGGGTGTCAGGGCGCAGGTCAAACCGCAGCACGCGGACGAGGTCCGTCGTGGAAATGGTGCGCCCCTGGAGTCCGCCCGTTGCGTCAAAGGACACCCACGTCACCATTGAGTCGTCCGCCGGGGCGTCCCCCACCAGCGACAGCACGTAGTAGCCGAAGTGCCACACGCATTTCTTGTCGCCATGCAAGCTGCACCGGAGCTTTGTTTTCTTGTTGAGCAACTGATGTTCAAAAAACTTCGTCTGCCGCTGAAAGTCGTCAGGCATCCCGCCACGGGTTTTCACCTCCAGCGCCAGGAGGAGTTGCACCCGCCGCGAGCCCTGCACGTCGTCGTTATCGCAGTACTTATGGATCGTGAAGTCGCGATCGGTAGCCGACAACTTCACCTCCACCGAGTCCAACTGGCGGTGAGAGCGGAGCCACTTACCAAAGGGGGAGTCCTCGCCATAGATCCGTGGCTTGGTCACGCCACCCTCCACACCACAATTTCGCGCGTCAGGACGAGGCACCGCTTCTCGGCCTTGGCCCACTCCACCATTTGCGCGGTGCATTGCTGGCTTTCATACGGCACGGAGTAGCGCATCTCGACCGGCAGCTTGACGCGGCGCAGGAGGTCGCCGACGTGGTCGGTGAACTGTCGCTCTGGCGCCTTCCACTGGGTCGGCTGGAGGATCAGCGCGATATGCGCGCCTGTTGGCAGTTTCTTACCGTAGGCGGTCACGACGGTCGTCAACGTGTCCGTGAACTGTTCAAGCGGCATGTTGGCCAGATCCGTGGCGTCGTCGCTGTACTGGCCTTCCGCCTGTTTCCAGTACGGCGGGTCGAGATAGACCAGGCGCACGTCGCCCCACTGCGGCGGCTTTAGGGGGCCGGTGGTGACGTCGTGGTGGCGGATCTCCTTGGCGCGTTCAATGATGGGCAACCGGTCGCTCA